ATAATCAATATATAATAGATAATTTACATAATGATATTGAAGAATTAAAAATATATAAAACTAATTTAAATTTAGATAATTTACCAAACAGTATTAAAAAAATATATATTGAATATTATGAAAAAGAATTAAATAACCTTCCCAACTCAATTGAATATTTAGAATTAAAAGATTATGATTTAAAAATAAAAAAATTTCCTAAAAATCTGAAAACCATCAAATGTAATGAAGAATATAAATATATTGATGATTTTGAAGATTATGAAGTTATTTGCCATTGAAAATTATGTAATATTTTAATTAAATAATAAATTTATTTGATAATTGTAAAATAAAATATAAATTAATATTTATATATTCACAATAATGAATGAAATTTGTGTTAAAAATTTTTTAGAAAAATCATTTTTAAATGAAAATAATGGAAGTATTAATCAATCTACAATAAAAAAAATTAATATTTTATTTAATCTTAATTTAAATATTAATGTCAATAATGATAATTTTAATAAACCTTTGAAATTAGAAAGACATGGTCCATTAGATGAATTATTAAATAATATAATTATTTCAAATAAAAGTTTTAATATTAATGATATTAAAAACACAATTGAATATTTTTATACACCAAAAATTTTCATTTAAATTAATAGTTATAATTATTTTATAATGAATAATGATTTAGAGTTAATGGATTTAATTAATGAAATTGATAGTGATGATGATACTATTTCAACAACTTCTTATTATTCATCTGACAGTGATTATACAATTGAAGAAGATTATGAAGAAAGAGAAAATCATATTAGATATTTAAATAAAAATGATTGTTCTATATTACAACCAAAAACAATTTTAACAAAATTATATAATTATCAATTGAAGTCTTTGTGTAAAATGATTGAAATTGAAAATACTGGATATATTAAAAATATATATTATGGAAATGAAAAATATCACATACGATGTTTAAATAATCCACCTGTGTTATGTAATTTAAAAACAAATATTGGAATTTATAGTGATAAAAAGGGTAAAATATCAACATTAATTAGTTTAATTAAATTGAACGAAAAAATAGCAAATTATCCAATAATACAAAAAACTGGCAGTGGGTTAGAATTAACCAAAAAAATAAATGATAATTTAGTTTTAAATCAAACACTTTTAATTGTAGAACATACTGATGTTAATAGAATTTATAATGAATTTAATAAATGTTGTCCTTCTCTTAAAGTACTATTAATTGCAACACAAAAACATTTGGATAATATAGTCATTGGTTCATGGGAAGATGATAATATATGGTCTAAGGAAGGAACTAAAGTTATTAATAAAGAAGAATTGATAAATGATGCAATTAATAATTATGATGTTATATTAGTATCACATATTTTATACATAAGGTTATATCAATCAACAAAATATCATAAATGGAACAGAGTTATTATTATTAATTGCAATAATTATGAATTACCTCAAAATTTAGAATTAAGATTTAATTTTTTATGGTTTTCAATGAGCAATTATATGGAATTATATGATAACAATTGTAAATTTATAAATGATATATTTGGCAAAGAAGAAGATGATATTAAAGCTATTTTAGAATATTTAGTAGTTATAAATAAACAATTAAAACTAAATTAAAAAAAATTTTGTAAATATATTTTTAAAATGAATTATAATTATCAAAATTTAAATAGTAAAGATAAAAAGATATTTCAACCAGAAAATATTGGTATTGAATTATTTGAAACACAAAAAACAGCAATATATTCTTTAACAAAATTAGAAGATGATAAAAGTATTGTTTATAATGAGTATGGAAATATTTACACATTAAATACAAATAAATTAATTTATTGTGATAGAGTTGGTTCTGGTAAAACATTAACTATTATTGGTCTTCAAAGTATTAAAAAAAATGTTTTATTTACAAAATCTTATGAAAGTTATAATTATTTATCATTTGAGATTACAAATAAAAGACAATATTCTATTAATACTGATTTAGTAATTGTTCCCAATATTTTAATAAATCAATGGAAAGATACTTATAATAATTGTTGTTTTAATTTAAATGTTCTTGTAATAGATAATGAAGAATTACTAAATAAATTATTAGTTAGAAATTGGAAAACTGATCATGTGAATTCATTGGGTGAAGTTGTTATGTATATTAATAAAGAACCTAAAATTAATAATAATAAGTTAATATTTGAAGATTATGATGTTGTTTTAATGACTGATAAAATATGGTTATTATGTTTTGAAATAATGTATAAAATTTTTTGGAGAAGAGTTATTATAGATGAAGCAGACACAATTCAATATCCTTCTGATGATGTAGTTGATGGAAAGATAATAATATATATAACTGGAACACCTGACAATATACTAAATTCAAATTCAAATTATTTTTCAAGTGTATTTGATAGTAAAGCATTAATAAATAAGTTAAAAGTGTTTAATAATGATGAATATATAAATAAATCAATTAATTTGCCCAAACCAAATAGAATAAAAATTAAATGTATAACTCCATTAGAGTTAAATATAATTTATGATATTATATCTCCTCAAATAATACAAATGATAAATGCTGGAAATGGAGAAGAAGCTTTAAAACAATTAAATTGTGATATGAATACTTCTGATAATATTATTAAAATTTTAGTAAAAGCCATAGATAAAGAAATTGATGAATTAGAATATGAATTAAAACAAGATTATTATGATAGTAAAAAAAAAGAAATAAAAAATAAATTAAAACAATTATATCTTAAATCAGAAAAAATTAAATCAAGAATTTTAAATTATAAAGATGAAATGTGTCCTATATGTTTTGATGAATTTGAAATACCTTGCATAATGAATTGTTGTAATACTTTATTTTGTTCTGATTGTTTATTATTAGCTTCATCAAATAGTAATAAATGTCCAAATTGTTCTTCTATTTTTAATAAAAAGAATATGAAAATAATTAATGATGGAAATAAAAAAGAGAAAAATGAAATTAATGATATAAATTCTCCAAAGGAAAAAATGCAGGTTATGATAGATATTTTAGAATTAAAAAAGGATAATTATATTATTATATTTGCTAATTTTGAGAAAACAATAAATAAAATAGAAAATGAACTGAATAATAGAAATATTAAATATGTTTCTTTATCAAAAAATTATGAAATAAATAAAATAGAAGAAAATATTAATAAATATAAAAGTGGAGAACGTAAGATATTGCTTTTAAATGCTAAATATTATGGGGCTGGTTTGAATTTACAAATAACTAATGATATTATAATATATCATCGTTTTGATAAAGAAACAGAAGAACAAATCATTGGAAGAGCTAATCGTTATGGAAGAACAGAATCATTAAATGTTTATTATTTATTACACGACAATGAAAATAATAATATTAATGACAATTTTAATTTTAATGAAATTAAAAATATTAACTACATTGATTGGATTTTAAATAAATGAATAAGTTAATGATAAATATACATTATCCATGACATGGCCATTGATTGTATTAAAGTCATATGTTTAAAATTTTTTTTTTTATTTTTATATTGATTATATATTTGTTCAAAATATTCAATATTTTTTTCCTTATTTTCAATCAAATAATTAATTAATTTTTTATTTTCTAAAAGAACATTTTCAATAAATAATGATAATATCCAATTAGTTTGACAATGATTTTCCAATATATCAATTAAAACTTTAAAAGAAAAATTAATATCTGTTTTGAATATTTTATCTTTAAAAATTTTAATTATATTTTCAGAAATTAAATAATGTGTTCCTGAATTTACATTAATTATTTTATTATGAAGTTGTGGTATTGATTGTTGAAGTTTGTCCGCTTTTAAAAAGGTATTAAAATGTATAAAATTAATTAAAAATACATTATTAATTATTTCTCCCTGTATAACAAGTAATATTTTGATATTACAGTATTATACCTGACATTTCATTAATAGTTTCATTTTAACTAAACATTTTAATAACTCTCTTTAAAGGCTTAAAAGCGGGAAAAACCTTTTATATATTTACTTTAACGATTTTAAATAAATACATCCTGCTGATTTTATGTCTCTACTATATCTTTTGTTACAATTTGAACACTCATACACTTTACTACTACCTATATTATTTATTGCAGAACAATTTATACAACATTGTGTTGTAAATGCCTCATTTACTTTTAAATATTTTTTATTTCTTATTAAGCATTTATATTTTATTTTTTCTCTTAACTTAAACATATTTAAATCTTTCATTACATTTAACAATTCATTACTTTTATTTATTTTTTTTAACCGTGATGTACTAAAATTCCCTATCACTATATGGTCATATTTTCTTGTTAAGTAATTTGCTATTTTCCATTGAATATCAGACACATAATTTTTTATTTTTTCTTTTATTTTTTTTATTTGTTTATTTTTTTTTGAATTATTTATTTTTTTTATTTTATTTAAATATTCTATTTTTTTTATTTTTTTATATTCTTTTTTTATATTTACATCTACATTATTACCTATTTCTATAATATGATTATTAGAAATTCCATTTATAATATCTCTTATTCCTGGATCAATTGCTATAACATTATTTTGTTTTTCTAAATTTTCTTTTTCTATTTTTATTCTTCTTAATAAAATAAACTTATTTGATGTTGAATTATATTGAATTGTATAAACTGTTTGACATTCTTCTTTATAATTTAATACAGGTGACACTTTTAATTCTTTACCTAATATACTTGAACAAAAAGATGTTAAAGAACACATTTGTTTTTCAACTTTGAATATTTTTATTTTTTTACTTTTTTTTAAATATCTCATTTTACTATGATAAATATTACCTAATATTTGATTGATTTTAATACTTTTTAACATTGTAAGACAATCATTCATAGCATAATCTAATAAGTGTTTATTTGCTTTATATTTATTACTTATTTGTTCTTTTTTATTTTTAAAATATTTTTTAAGTTCACTGATGTTAAAATTATAAGTTAAATCACAATATCTTAAATTATGTTTATTAGTTTGTATTGTTTGTTCTTTTCTTTTATCCTTTATAAATTTAATTACATTATTATACATTTCAATATAAGCATCACAATAATTAATAAGTATTTTTTTTTGTTCTTCTGTTGGTAATAATTTATATTTTAAAGTTTTAATCATTGTATCTTTATTATCTTTTAATTTTTCAAATTGAATATTATTATTTTTTGTAATTAAATTATTCCATTTATAAATATTACAATTTAAATTATCAATTTTAGTTTTATTACATATTAATTTATCATCTAATAATGGTAAATTAATGTTTTGTTTATTTGATTTAATAATATTTTGTAAATCAATTAATAATTTTGATTTTTTTTTCTTTTTCATTTAATAATATTATATTATATATTTTTTAAATATTTTTATTTAATTAAATTAAAAATAAAAAGATATAAAAATATATAAAATGAATGAATATGAATATAAAAGTAAAAAAGAAGTATTAAAAATATTAGGAATAAGTCCAACAACATTATTAACACTTGCAGAAAGAAATAAAATAGAATTTATAAAAACATTAGGAGGTCATAGAAAATATAATGTGAAAAAGTATTTAAATGATAATAAAATAAAAACAGATATGGATGTAAAAAATGAAAAAGAAGAAGAAGAAAAAATATTAAAAGATAAAATAAGTATATGTTATGTTCGTGTATCAACAGCAGGTCAAAAAGATGATTTAGTAAGACAAAAAGAATATATGAAAGAGAAATATCCAAATCACTTAATCATTGAAGATATTGGGTCAGGAATAAATTTTAATAGAAAAGGATTTAGAAAAATAATAAAGTTAGGTATTGAAGGAAAAATAAAAGAATTAGTAGTGGCATATAAAGATAGATTAACAAGATTTGGTTATTCTTTAATAGAAGATTTAATAAAAGAATATTCAAATGGTTCAATTGTAATAGAAACAAATAAAGAAGAAAAAGATAAAGAAAATGAAATAGTAGAAGATGTTTTAAATATTTTAAATGTTTATACAGCTAAGATAAATGGAATGAGAAAATATAAAAAATAATTTTAATCTTTTTTAATGTTTTTTAGTTTAACAGTTTATAATCCCATAACAATTTTTTAATATCTTCATTAATAAAAGTAATATAAATATATTTAGTTAAATCATCAGGCAAATCATTAAATTTGGAAATATTACCTTCAAAAATAACTCTTTGATGTTTTTTCATTTTTTTTTAAATTAAAATAATACTATTATAGATAGGTATAATATTAATTAGATTAATAATTAATCAATTTTTTTATTTATTTATTTAAATTAAATTTATATTAAATAATTATAATATGAATGAAATAAATGTTGAGAAAACATTATTATCACCAGTAAAAATTATATATAAATATAAAAATGATAATAAAAAAACACAAAATTTAATTTATATTTATGTAGGCAACAAAGGAAAAGAATATGAAGATATATTTAAAAAAATAAAAAATCTTAATCTTTATGAGACATTTATAACATTATCTGTAAAAGATATAAAAAGATTGGAAAATGGTTTTGGAAATAAATGGTTTTCATATTTTTTTAATACATATCACATAAGTTTTATTTTAGATAAAATTAAAACAGATAAAAAATATAAAAATAAAATTTTAGAAAAATATGATGAGAAATGGTTTAAAGATATTATTAATATATTTAAATTAGATATTATTAACACTAAATCAAGATATTCATATAATGATTATTTAAGAAGAGAATATAGAGAACATCAAGGAAAAAAATTAACAAAAATAGAAATTGATAATTTTTATGATTTAGATTTAAAAGTTTTAAATAAAACAGATAATATTCTTTATAAACAATTGGGAGGCGAATATGAAGATGACAGTGATGTAAATGAAGATGATAATATAGATGATAATATATATGATGATATGGATAATAATGTAGATGATGATGTAATGGATGATATAGATAATGTGGATATTTTATTTGAAGATATAAAGATTACAAAAACTATTAAAAAAACAAATGATGAGATTTCCGAAATTTTTAATGAAAAAACATTTAAAAGTAAAAAAAAGAATATGGTTAGTTTTAATGATAAAGAAGATAATTCGTATGAAGATGAAAAATTAGAATATACATATGTTAAAGAATTTGTTTATTCACAATATATTTTTATGGATGATACAATTGAAAATCTTAAAAATAAAATATCATCTTCTATTTTGAATAATGATAAATTTGGAAAAAATAATTATTTGGTACCATCAAGAATGTATTTATGGAGTGAATACATTAATAAAAATAAAATTGATAAAGTTATGTTATGTCATACATTTTCAAAAAATAATGAATTATTAGATATTAATATAGAACCAATTTCATTATATAATTATGAAAATTTAGAGGGTAAAATAGAAACATTATCCAACACATTAAAAAATTATGGTAAAAAGATTAATGGAGCATCTAATGATTACAAAATTATATATGAATTTAATAATTATATTATGAATAATGAAATCTATTTATTAGATGTTTATAATGAAATGGGTGTTAATTATTCAGGTTCAAATATTAAAAAAGAAAATTTAATAAATTCATATTTTAAAATTTATTTTCCAAATTTATCAAAAGGAACTATTGATAATATTTTTAATTATTTAAGTAATGAAAATAACAAAGAAGAAACATATATTGAAAATGTTTTTGATACAATATATAATAATAATCTTTTGGAAAATGAAGTTACTGAATTGGTTGAAGAAATTAGAATTGAAAATAACTCAATATATCAAAAAATATTTAAATACAATAACAATATTACACAATCTAATATGAAATGTTTTTTGGAAATTAATGATGAAATATTAGAAAAAGACAATATTGAAAATTTAAATAAAATTAATATTAAAACTGGAAATTATGGAAAAATTACATTACCAACACTTGATTTATTTAGAATTTTCAATGATTTTAAAACTAATAAAACTTATCCATATATTCAATACAATGTAGCAAGTAGTGATATTATAATTAAATATGAAGAAAATTTTATGATTGAAAGTTCTAAAAGTAATGAAAGAATAAGTATGATACAAAAATGGTTTACAAGAGAAACACCAGGTGTGTCATTTAAGGTTAGAATTACAGATGAAAAATTTATGAATGTTAATATTAATGAAATTGGTATGTTGGAATATAAATTAATGTTAAAAGAAAAAGATAATACAACTTATAATGATTTACAAGAAATTCATAAATATATTATTAATTTAATAAAAGTAATAAATAAAAATTTAGACTCACATCAAAATAAAGTTTATATAAATATTCCACAAAAGAATGATTTCAAATTTAAATTTTTAAATACAATCAAAAGATATGAATTTCCAAATAAAGAAAAAATAAATTACAATGAATTAAAAGATTTAGCTAAACATTTTTACCCATATGTTTCTTTAATTGTTAATGAAAATAAATCTGGTGCTTATTTATCTTTTAAAAGAGTTTCTAATTATATTATTAAAAGTTCTATTATAGACAGAATATTAGACCATTTAAGATATAAAAATTATAATGAAGAACATTTAATAAACGAATTAATTAAATTATTTAATTTAACAAAAGAAAAGGCAAAAAATCAAATTGAAGAAATTAAAAATAGTTATGCAAAAAGAATTTCCAATTTAAAACAAAGTGATGAACTTAAAAAATATAAACCCCCTGGAACAAGAGTTGAACTTGTTGGTCAAGTTGATAATCCATCTAATTATAAAATTGATATTAAAGGAACAAAAGATGTAAATGAAATGAATAATATATTATTATTTATTAATTCGTTGTTATATTTATATTATGAAATTTATATTAATAAAAATAAATCATATGATAAAATCAATAAAAAGTTAGATGAATTAACCAAAATTGCTAAAAAAAGAGATTTGACAGATGAATTATATGAAAAAGATGAAGAAAAAAGTGATTTAAAAAAAGCAAAAGAATTGGATAAAGAAAGATTTAATTATACTCCAGACGAAACTTCAGAAAGTTATTCAAGATTATGTCAAAATTCAGGTGAAAATAATAAAAAAAGACCTCTTATAATATCTGATAAAAATATTAATAAATTAATTAAAGAGGGTTATAAATTAAATAAAAAAACAAAAAATTATGAAAAGAATGTTATATCTAAAAAAAATGGAAAAATTACAGTAAGAACTATTAAATTAGGTAACATATATTACACTTGTAATCCTAAAAATAATAACGAACATACATATATTGGATTTTTAACAAAAACAACTGCTCCAAATGGTCTTTGTTATCCTTGTTGTTTTAGGAAAGATCCATTTAAGTCAGAGGATGAAGCTAAAATAAATTTTTATAAAAAATGTATGGGAGAAAAAGTTAAAAATGACGATAGTGTTAATAAGCCACTTTCATCAGCAGATATTTTGTATATATTACAAGATGTAAATAAAATCACAGAGAGAAGAATAGGTTATTTGCCTAAATTTTTAGAATTTTTATTTAACAATAAAATTAAAAATGAAATTGAAACCAAAAATTTTTATTTAACAAAAACCGGCATTAATGGATATTATTTTAAATATGGTATTGATGTAAATAATTATTCATTTATTAATTCATTAATGGTTGTATTTGATATGAGTATTAATGAAATTAAAGATCACATAATTAAATTTATTAAAACTGATAAAAATGAATTGCATTATATGAGTTTAAATCAAGGAGAAATTAGTATCAAATATAGACAATATGATTTTATTAAATATTTAGAAAATAGTGATGAAATTTCATTTGATGATTTAAAAGATTTTCTTAAAATTAAAGGTTTATTTACCAAAAATGGTATTTATCCAATTGTTTTAAAAAAAATTGATAAATTTAATGAAAGTAAAACTATTGAAGAATTTTATTTAGATATCGATGATGATTTAATTGACGACCAAGAATATAATATACACCAAATAAAAAAAATGGATTTATTAGTTTTTATAAAAGATGGTAAATTTTATTATCCAATTATTAATATTAAAAAACCAGATGAAACATCTAAAGAATTAAAAGAACCCGTTGAAAAATTCATTGAAAATACTGAACTTAAAAATAATATTATTAAATTTGTTAATTTTACATTAGATGATATTAATTCTAATATTATTAATAAAACTAAAACATTAAAAGAAACATATCTATTAATTGACAGTTTAATTAAAGATAATAAAATTGATGATTCTTTTAGTATTGAATATCAAGTAATAGACAATCAATATAAAGCAAGATATGCTATATTAAAAAATAAATTATTTATTCCTGTTAGACCATCTGGTATTATTTCAAAAATACCTACTGTGTGTTTAGGAATAAGTATGGATGGATGTTTTTCATATTCTAAATTTTTATCATTAGAAAAAACTATTAAATTATCTAATGAATTATATGAAAAGAGTGATAAAAAAATGAATATTAAAATTATTAGTTCTTTTTATGATAATAAAACTGAAAATGAAATTAATTGTTTAGGTTTAATAACATCAAATGATAATATGATTCCCATTGAGCCAGAAAAAGTTAAAAAATCTTATTTGAAAGAAAATAATTTATCATATAAAGATATTCCTCTTGAATATGAAATAGATAAAAAATTACAAACATATAATAAAAATAACATAACATATATTGATAAGAGAATTGAATGTGTTAATAAAGAAAAGTATGATCGTGAATCATATCAGTTATTTAGATTTGAATTTAGTTATTTTATTAATCTTGATAATAATGAAAAAAATAAACAAAAATTAATTGAATTAATTAAAAATAAAAATAAAAAAGAAATACAACAAAATATTTTATTAATATGCAATGATAATAAAAATTCATTTATTCAAACTATTAATGAAATACCTAATGTAAATGATTATAGAGTTAATAATCAAAGACTTTTATGTAAAAATTTAGATGCTAATGATTGTAAAGATAATAAACACTGTATTCATAAAAATAGTAAATGTTATTTTGCTTTAACTTCAGATAAATTATATAAATATATTAAAAAATTAACTTCTGAAATCATTGAAAATAAAACTAAATTTATGGAAATCTTTCAGGAAAATAGTTATGTTTCTGATGTTGTTAAATATAATAATTATAATGAATATAAAGGAGAAAAAATTATTAAAATGGATATGGATTATGATAAAATTGAAAAAAAATTATATAATATTTTTGGTAAAACTAAAATCTCTAAAATTAAAAAAAAAAAAAAATATAAATCGTTTGAAAAAGATATGCTTGAAAAACAAATTAATAATCCTTTAAAAGACCTTAATAGTTCATATATACAAAAAATTATAAATAATAATTATTCCATTTTAAGAGCATATGTTAATGGATATTATTGGATGAAACACGAATTATATGAACCAAAAGATAAAAATCTTAAATATTATAGTGTTAATCAAACTGAATATTTAAATTTATTTATATCATTTATAATTGATTGGCTTAATGATAAAAATAATAAAAAAATATTATTGAATATGGCTAATAATGAAAAAAAAATATTACTCAAAAGTATTAATATCAATGAAAATTTACAAAATCAAATAAATTTATTTATTATTAATATTATTAAAAGTAAAAACTCTAATAATTTTTATATTTTAGAACTATTTATACTTAATAAAATACATAAAATTCCAATTGTTTTATTATTCAATGGAATTATTAAATATTATATTAATAATGAAATTAAAATAACTGATGATGTAAATTTACTTAATAAAAATAATATTTGTATTAATTTAGAAGATATTGTTAATAATCAAGCACACAATATTGAAATAATTTATAATAAATAAAATAATTTATTTTTATTTTTATATTGCTTATTTATTATGTCTAATGATAAAGAAAATGATATATTTGTTGAATTATTAAATAAACAAAGAAAAGATATTAAAAATAATAAACTTGAATACAATGATTTAAAAAGAATATCTAATAAACTTGATAAAAGTATATTTGAAAAAGATACTTGTTCTTTATGGAATGGGACATATATTGAAATTAATGAAAATATTTACATTAACTTTTATTATAATGGTAAAAAAAAGTCAATACAAAGGTTATTATATGATAATTATATTGGAGATGATTTAAATTCACAATATATTAATTATTTATGTTCCAATAAAGGTTTATGTTGTAATATTAATCATTTTAATATTAAAAAAAAGAAACAACCAAAAGAAAAAAAAACTACAAAAAAAAAAAATAAAAAAAATATTGATAATAATGAAAATCAACAAAAATTAATTTTAAATATTTAATTATATAATGGACAATATTAATTTTGGTGGATTTCCAAATATTATAAAAATCAATAAAAATTATAAAGAAAAATTAGAATTTAAAAAAAAAGAAAATATTGATATAGATAATAAAAATATACTTTCAATTACTGATATAATTAATATAAAAAAAAAATAAATAATAAATATAAATATGTTTAATCAATTTAAAAGTGATAATTTAAAACCAAATACAAAATTATTTTATGAAATTATTAAAAATTCATTAGAATATTACGATGATTATAAATTTAATAATATGAAAAAACAAGTAAAAATTGCTTCTTATAATATAAATAAAAATAATGATGCTGTTAAATTATATGATAAAAATAATAAATTATTATATGATGGTAAATTTCAAATTATTTTTACATTAAATTATCCTAAAAATATAATTAAATGGTCTTATGAAAATTCGTATTATAATAAAATTTCATATTATTCAAAACAAATATCAGAATGGATTTTTCATTTAGACACTAAATATGATTATTTAAGAGAACTGTTAATTGAAAGCAAAATATTAGAAGATAAATATGACATTTCAACATATATTAAAATTTCAATTATATATTATTTATTAAAAAAACCCAATTTTTTTTATATTAAAACTAAAATAAATAATAATGAATATTATGATTATATTTGTTTGACAGATAAAGTTGATTTTTAATTTTTTATATTTTAATATTATATGACTAATAATATTATTCTTATATTTTTAATAATTGTAGTTATTGTTTTATTAAATTATGAAGTTTATGAGTTTGAAACTTTTAATTGTAAAAATAATTCTAATATTAATATTAATATTTCCAATCCATCCAATTTTGATAATTGGAATAACGCTTATTATTTTCCATACAATAATTTGTGGAATAGAAATTCATCATTTAATCCCTGGAATAGAAATTTATGGTTTAATCCTTTAAGAAATAATGTATGGTGAAAATTTTTATAATTATTTTTAAATAAAAATTGATTTATAATATTAATTTAATACATATTATAATGTCTTCATTTAATGTTAAAGGTGAATTAAATAATTATGGATTTTGCATTAAAAAGAAAAAATATAATAAATCTTTAATAAAACAAATCAAAAATTATTTTACTATTAAAAAAGAAATTGGAGACCGTTTTATTAAAATTATTAAATATCCACTATATTACGAAATTGATAAATTTTTAGTTATTCCTAAATTCTTCTCAATTAAACATATTGATATTGATGAAATTCAAATTGATGATATTAAATATAATAAAATACAATTTATAACCAAAAAACTTAATTATCAGTATGATACTATTAATTTTAATTTTAAAGGTAAAATGCGTGATTATCAGCAAGAATGTATTGATTTTGTTAAAAAATTGTTTAATAATGATGAAAAAACTCCTAAAGGAGGTTTATTAAAATTTTCTTGTGGTATGGGCAAAACTTTAATGGCTATATATCTTTCATATATTTTAGGGGTTAAAACATTAATTATTGTTCATCTTGGTGATTTATTAGACCAATGGATTGAACGAATTCAATTCTTCACTGACGCTACTATTGGTGTTATTAGACAAAATAAATTAGAATTAGATAAAGATATTACTATTGGTATGGTTCAAACTATTTGTTCCCGTGATTATAATCAAGATACTTTTAAAAGTTTTGGACTTGTTATTCTTGATGAAGTTCATCATTATGGTTCTCAATATTTTGGTAATATTTTAATGAAAACCAGTTTTAAATATACTATTGGATTAAGTGCCACACCAGTTAGAGAAGATAAAATGATGTATGTTATTAATTGGTTTCTTGGTGAAATTATTTATCAAATGAAAAAAAAATTTGATTATAAAATTTTAGTTAAAAGAATACACTTTAAATCTAATAATCCATTATTTTCTGAAAAATTAAGAAAATATAAAGGTAGAATGTCTCCCGATACTGTTAAAATGCTTGGTGATTTAATACAAATTGAAACACGAAATAAATTAATTATCAATATTATCAATTCATTAAAACAAAAAGGACGTAAAATATTTGTTTTTAGCGACCGTGTTGAACACCTTAAAACATTAAAAGAAGCTACTGACAAAATTATTGAAGATAATGATGAACACCATATGTATAAAACTAATTATTATATGGGCTCCTGTAAAAAATTAGAACGAAAAGAAGCCGAAAAAAATGGTGATATTATATTTGCTACACTTAAAATTGCTGAAGAAGGTATTGATATTTCAAGACTTGACACCGTTATTTATGCATTACCCATTAAATTACATAAACGATTAGAACAATCCTCTGGTAGAATTCTACGATTAGAAAAATATGACGATTTAATTAATATTCCACTTGTTATTGATATTGCTGATGATTTAAGCTGTTTTCAAGGATGGACCAGAACCAGAAATACTTACTTTAAAAAAGAAGATTGGTTAGTTCAAGATTATTATTTTGAAGATGATAAATACCTTTTTAATGATAAAGATGATAAAACGCATGACCCTTTCAAATTAATATTTAATAATATTGATGATGATGATTTTATTGAAAAAAATTTAATTAGAAATAATGAAACTAATGATAAAAAAATAAAAGATAAACCAAAGGAAGAAAAACCAATTGACGCCATGACATTACTTTATGGTAAAAAAAAATAAAAACTTTTTATAACTCTAAATTTAAATTATTTAATCTTTCAATATATGTAGTTAATAATTCATTAACTACCTCTATTTCTTTTTTTTTCACTTCCTCTAAATTTATAGTATTTTCTAAATTTTCTTTCTCTTTTTGTAATTCCTCTTTCTGTTTTTCTAAATTTTCTTTTTCTTGATTTATTGATGATGTTTTTTGGGGTGATTGATTATTTTTAATATTTTCTTTTACTATATTATTACTAATTTTATTTGTTAAAACTTTTTCAAATTTATCCATTGTTTCTTCAATTTTTCCAGATTTATATATTTCTAATACATTTTTTAGTAATAAATATTGTAAAACGATTACAAAAATAAAATAATCTAAATTTCTATAATTATTTATATTTGATTTACTTATCCATTTTTTAAG